GAAATCACAGCTCCATTCGCAAGTCTCAACCAAGGAAAATTTAGATTAGTTAGGAAATATGCAAATAGTTTCTATATTGACAATGCTTCTTCAGTAGAAGAGAGAGTTGTAGTTTCTGAGAATTTAAGATCTTTAGGGTTTAACGTAACTACTCAATTCGATATTCAAGATAATGGAGATATGAGAATTGTATGGAATGGAACTGGGGTTCAACCTACGTTTGAAAATTGTAAGCTTGGTGATACATTGATTGTTGGTACAGCTTTTAACGCTGCAAACCAAGGTCAGTTCATGGTTACTAAATTTAACAAAGCTGAAACTGAGAAATTTACAATCCAATGCCCATCTGGATCTCAAATTGCTGGCGGAACAAAATTCCAATGGGATCTTCCAAACGGTGGAACTGGTTATTACAATTGGTTCGATTTAAATAACACCTCTTCTGATCCAGCTATTTTTGGAAGAACAGGAGTCGAGCATAATTACATAGGAACAGAATCTGCAGACGCTATAGCTCTTATTGTAAAAAATGATATCGATGCATTAGCTGGTGTTACAGCTACTGTAAACGGAAGTATTGTAACTGTAGTGCTAGATAACTTCGGTCCAGCTACAGACGCCGTTAATATAGATGTTAATGAACTTATCATTACAATAATAGAACAAGGCTCTAAATCATATGTAGAATGTGCAAACTCTAAAGTTACAGCACAGTCTGGAGTTTCAGTAACTGGAGTAGGTGGAAACGTTCTTAAATCCCACGCCACTTCTATGGTATTCTCTCCTTATGAAAATACAAGATCTGGAGATTATTTTGTTGTGTCAGGAACTATTCTTGGAGAAAGCAATCAAGGATCTTATTCCATTCAACAAGTTTTAGATAAGAGACGTGTACTTATTTCGAATCTATTGGCTACGAAAACAGAGGTTTCTCTATCTGGTAATTCCGTTCAGATCTATGTTCAAGAGGAATCTCCTTATACTGGTTATAAGAAAATTCAATACACGTCGGTAGATCCGTCTAATTCTGATAATTTATTAATAGTTGTAGATTCTACAGATCAATTTGAGAAAATAAACTCTATAGGAGTTATTACAGCTCAGGGAATCGGTAAGGCTAGTTTCTCTACTCTAATTAAAAAAGGACTAGACTCTTATAGATACCATACAGGTTTAATTGCTCAGGCAAATAAAATCGTTTATGGAGATCCTAGAGATAGTGTTACATTTCCCGGCGTATCGGCTGCAGGAGCTGAGATCTATATTAAACCACCTCTATTTAAGAGAATTAAAGTATCTATCAATGTCAGAGTTAGAACTGGAATACCTTTCAGTCGAGTATCTGAACAAGTTAGAAATAACGTTGCTGCTCTAATTAATTCTACTAAGATCGGAGAAGCAATAGCAATTTCTGATATTGTGGCTACGGTCAATATAATTCCGGGTGTTTTTGCCGTATCTATTAGCTCTCCAGCATACGACGCTGCTAATGATATTATTACAGTTAATGCGATTGAAAAACCTAGAGTGATTGATATTATTAACGATATTTCAGTTTCTAAAATAGAGTAAAATATGTCAGATCAAGAAAAAGAATACAAGAGACTTAGGTCATATTTAAATCCTGCAATTCGCGGTAAAAATACCGACTCTATTTTAAACGCTTTAGCTCAAGGTTCTCTTCATTTAATTAACAACGTAGAAGCTGTAAACGATAGTCTTTATATTGTAAAAGCAGAAGAGAAATACCTCGACTCAAGACTTGCAGATAGAGATATTGTAAGACCAGATAGTGTAGGTCTTTCTGATGAAGTTTTTAGAAAACTAGGTATTCAGGTAGTTAACAGAAAACAAGTAAGAGACTTAATTCTTCAAATTTTAGAAGTAGTATACGGAGAGGAACTTACAAGAGCTTCGATACCTTCTACTGAAGTAGAGCCGTATCAGCTATTCGATGGAGATACTTTAAAAATAGGTTTTGATGATGAATCACAACTGGAAGTAATTTTTGAATCTTCTGATTTTACTAATATAAACACAGCCACAGCTCAAGAAGTTGCAGATACAATCACTAAGCAAATCAGAAAACTAGGTAGGCGCGGAGCTGCTTTTGTAAAAGACGACGGTCTCGGACCTTACGTATTACTTATTTCTGGAACTTCTGGTCCTTCTTCTTCGATCAGAGTTTACGGTGGTAAATCTAACAATGTACTTAAATTTCCAGCTATAAGACCTACGACTGGACAGCCTCTTACTCAATGGACTCTTTCATTAGAAGCTGGCGGAGTTATCAGATCTACTTGGTCTGGTGGAACAAATCCTTCTGTTGGTAAAGTAAGAATTAATGACTATGTAAATATTTACGGAACTGGTTTTAATGTTAACAATAGAGGAAATTTTACAGTAACTAAAGTAAAGGGTGGATTAGTCGGAGGCGCTTATGTAGAATTTGCAAATCCTAATGGAGTTTCCGAGATTGTAAATCAAGGCTCTATTGATGGAATGTTATTTTTCAATCCAGCTCGTAAAACTCTTTCTAGTAATTTTACTTTTGCTACAGCATATCAAACTGAAGAAAGACTGCTTGAAATTTTCCTACCTGCAGTAACAAAAGTCGTTAAAAGAGATAGAATTGGAGCGTCTTATATTATAGATTCTGGACCTTCTACAGTAGATGAATACGGTCCTTATCTTTGGGATATTTCAAAAGGATATTTAATCGGATCTGAAGAATGTAACACTACACAAAAAGTAGACGCTAATTTAGGTCTGGTTTTGAGCGTAGACAATTCCGTATCTATGCCCGACACTACAGGGTATTTAATATTCGATTTCGGCGGTCCAAAAGAAGAAGGTCCAGTTCCTTATATCGGAAGACCGTCTTCTAATAGTTTACTTATCTCTCCTTCTTATAAGTTTAAGTATGTTCACAATATAGGAACGAATATCTCTTTAGTATCTAAGTTTTCTACTTACGATCCAGCTTCTGACGGTAGTGATTTTCCAGTATTTCTTACGGATGTAGTTAGCGGTAGAATATATGCTCGTGATTTAATTAAGCTAGTGGCGGCTACTGGTATTACAGTTGTAATGACAGTTCTTTATCCAAGTTCAGAAGGTCTTTCTAAATGGGGTACAGAATCAGACGATAAAACATATGTATGGGGTCCAGATTTTGGACAAAGTGAAGAATAATGGCACAATCAATGGTATTAGCAGGTTCTCAAGTAAAAGTCTACATAGGTGGAAATATATATTCTGCTGTTCAATCAGTAAGCTATGTAATCGATCTTGGTCAAGAATCTATTTATGGAGTTGATAGTTATCTTCCTCAAGAGATAAGAACAACTAGAGTTTCTGTTCAAGGGACTATTCAAGCGGTTTATGTTGGAGCTACTGGCGGTCCTCAAGGTGCAGATGCAAGAGCTAAGATAAACGAAGTTCTTTATCAGCCATATGTAGCTCTTAGGATTAAAGACGTTAAAAACGGTGAGGATCTTCTATTTTTACCACAGTGTATGTTTTCTCAAGAATCGATGTCAATCTCGGCAAAAGGTACTGTAAAAGTAAGCCTTTCATTTAAAGGTATTATTCCTTATACAGGATTTGATCTTCGTTAACCTTCTTCATATCCGCATTTTTCACATTTAAGATAGAAACTTGTGAGAAGCCATTTTTTGTTCATATTATGTGAACAAGGTAGTTTATAATTACCTAGCGGTTGACCTTCACATTTTTTCCAATTTTTATCAAAAGCAGCTCTTACTTTATCTACTTCTTCATCGGAGATATTGTTTAAAGAATGGCATATACCAGATAGGTCGATTTTTCGACACGGATTGAAAGTTCCAAAATCATCATCTTCGTCGTCAGACATTGTGATTATAGGAGTTTTCCAAACAGATGTTCCTTCTAGACTTTCAAAACTTCCTATCCACTTAGGAGTTTCATCATTCTTCATATTGCCTTGGATATTGCAGATTAAATACCTTAAAGCGTCTGTGTAGTGTTTATCATTATTTGACATAAATTACAATCGCCTTTT